TAATGTTCCTTTTTTAAATTTGTAAATTAATTAGTTCTACTTCATATTGAGAAACAGTGGTTATGTTTCTGTTTGATGCACCTGTGTTATTGCACCAAAAACTAATTTTGTCCCCAACAACACAATTCAAATAACCAGTAAAAGAAAAATTTTCAGCTCCTGTTGTTTGTTTAACGCAAACACTAGTTAAATAAAGTGTAATTGGTGCGCCATTTAAATAAACCAAAATGTTGAATGTTTGACCAACTGTAGAATCTTGAATTGTAGTATTTAGATTTACTCTATATGTTCCTTTTGCAGCACACAAAAACCAATAATTTGTTGTGTCCCAAAGACCTGAACTATTAACAACAGTATTATTTAAAGCCAATTGGGTTGTTGCGCCACTATTGATTGTTTGCGATGTTCCTAATGTTGCAACAGCAAGATGTTTATTCATCTGTTGTCCAGCAGAAACTAATGGATTATCAACTTTCCAATTTATGTTACCTGTACCAGATTTGTATAAAAATGTATAAGCTGACCCAAGATTCCAAATATTGTCTACAACTGTTAGACCATTTGTGTTTTCAGCATAAATACAATATGTTGGGTTATTTGCATTTGTTGTATAAAACTGGTTGTCTTTTATGAGTATTCCTTGAATTGCCCCATAATTTCCAGTAACTCTAATGTTAGATGAACCTGTTTGATTGTTGCCGTTTTCTTCAAACCAGTTATTTAAAATTCTATGGTTTACATAACTATTAGCGTTTCCACTTAAATAATTAATGTAAATTGTGTGTAATGATGAATTGCTTTGTATTACATTGCGTTCAAATGTAAAACCTTCACAGTCTTGTAAATAAATTGATGCTACTGAACTACTACCCCCAGTAATAAATTCATTTTCAGTAAACCAACAAGTTGTTGCAAATTGTCCAGAACCAATTGCATCTGCATAAACATGATATAAATTTGCTGCAAAATAATTGTTTTTAAAAGATAAGCCATAACAAGCCGTACCTTCAAGTTGAACTCCTCTGTTGAAACTAAACACATTGCAACGAATCATGCTGTGTCGCAAAGTATTGTAATATTGAACACCAATAGAACTTGTAATAGTATTGCTTCCATACAAACTCAAGTCTTGAATATGGTTGTTCCCTCCAGCACAATATATTAAAGAAGCTGAACCTGTGTAATTAATAATAGAAGCATAAGAACCAACACCTTCTAAAGATATATTACCAATAGACAAAGTGCTTGTTACTTTGTAACTTCCTTCAGGAAAATAAACAATTCCTCTACCTGTTCCTGCTGGTTGATTTTGAGCATATGAAATAGCAGCTTGAATTGCAGAAGTGCTATCAGTTCCAGTACCAGTATCTCTGTTGTAATCACCTACAGCACCAAAATCTAGGACGTTAACCACAGCACCAGAAATCATTGAGTAAGTTGCTTTTGTTAAACTCATTTTTAATCCTTAAACAAAATATGTCATTTGAAAATAAATTGTTGTTGTAGCAATTATTGCTCCCCCAGCATAAAGGTAAGTAGTTGTTGGGTTATTAAAAACAAAATATACAGAGGTTTGTGCGGCATTACTTGCATTTCCAATTGTGTATGCAGAACCTGCTGTAAAAGGCAAATTTGTTGTCAAAACTGCTCCAGCATTAGCCGCCACAGATGTTGAACCAACAAGAGTTCCAGTTACAGTTACTTCCCTACCAATTCTTGTGTAATAACCAGTTGAACTAAAAGACCCAACTAAAGCAAGACCACTTCCTTGATTTGGTGTCCAAGTGCCTTCTTCATACCAATTTAGCAATTGGCTTGTCATACCAGCTTTAGGAGTGTTGGCAGTAAAGTTAATGCCTTTAGAGGCTGTGCCAGGAACTAAATTTCCTGTAAATCCTACGTTTGTGCCATCAAAAGTAAAAGCTGATGAAGTTGCTAAAGTAGTTGTGTTACTTGCATAAACAACACCATTTGCAGTAAATGAAGTAAGTCCAGTACCACCATATCCTGTGCCAATTGTTGACCCTGCCCATGCACCAGCATGACTTGTTGCAGTCAAAGTACCTGTGCTTGGTACAAAACTTAATTTAGTGCTAGATGTTGTCTGAGGTAAATTACCAGTTGTTGCACTAACAATTGTTGGATACCAAGTAGCACTTGAACTTGTATTATCTGTGATTGCTGTGTTTGTGGCATTTGTTGCTGTTCCAACAGATAAAGTAGATTGAGCTACCCAAGTTGGAGCAGAACCATTAGACTGCAAAACATATCCACTTGTTCCAATACCTAATTTAGATAGAGCAGAACCAGATGAATAATAAGGCAAATCTCCTGCTGTATAGCTAGTTAATCCTGTTCCTCCAGCAGTTGTTGGAGTTGTCTTCCAACCAATTACTTGAATTGCTGATGAGCCATCTTTATAAAATAACTTTCCATCAGCATAATTAATGGCTAACTCACCACTTGCCAAATTACTAGCAGATGGAACATTAGTGGTAGTACCACTGTTATACAGTATTATGGGAGTGTAATTAGTCTGAGCCATTTTTAGATATTAGGTGTAAAAACTTGAGGCATCCAAGGAGGAATTACAGCTTGCTTTTCCAAAGATTTTAACTGTTCTTGCAGTCTTGAGGTAATAATATTTACCCCATCTTTTATGGTTTCAGCCTCAATCCACTGAGCTACCATTTGTTCAGTTACTTGCTCAAAAGGCACTTTAATCTCTGGATTTTGAAACCACCAATTACCCTCTGTTTCTACCTTTTTTTCATCTTCAGTAGCAGTTACAAAGTATTTAGCATGGGTAATTAGCCCATTTTCAGAAGAAATTTCTAATATTTTCCATGTGATTTCCATTAGAAAGCACCTCCATTAAGTCCATTTGTGATACATCCAGTGCTAGGGTAATAGGTTAATTTGGTTGAACTGGTGTACTCAGTTGTCAAATTTCCACTGGTTTGATTAGCAAAAAGCAAATATCTAGTGCCTGCTGTGGTTGTGTCATCAGTCACAGTTGCATAGGCAGTTGGAGTTGTCCAGCTAGGTGCAGATGCTCCATTGCTAGTCAAAACTTGCCCAGTTGTGCCATTTGCCAAAAAAGTAGTTGCTCCTGCCCCACTTTGGTAAACAATATTACTTGCCACTCCTCCAGCCAAATTAGTAGCAGTTCCTACTGCCAGACTAGACTGAGCTGTGTATTGAGGAGCAGATGCCCCAGCAGTTAATACATATCCTGAAGTACCAAGACCTAGAAAGCTAGTAGCTCCTGATCCAGTTTGATATGGAATTGCTCCTGCTGTGCCACTAGCAATATTTGTGGCAGTTCCAACTGTGAGGCTAGAAGTTGTTACCCAAATAGGAGCAGAAACTGCCCCCAAAGTCATCAATAATGAACCAGATGTGCCAGGACTTAGATAGCCTGTAGTGGCTGATCCAGACTGATAAGGCAAGGAATACTGGGTTGTTCCAGCCAAGTTACTTGCTGTTGTGGCTGTACTGGCATTGCCTGTGGTGTTTTGGTTGAAAGTCGGCCAGGTGAATGTCCCTGTTGAGAAATTACCAGATTGAGGATTTCCCAATATTGGAGTCACAAAAGTAGGTGATGTAGCCAATGCTACAACTGTCCCAGAGCCTGTGGTTGAGTAACTTGTACCCCAAGCACTACCAGTGGAATTAGGGATGCCTGCACTTGGATAAACCATTGTGCTAGAGGCATTTATTGTGATTGCACTTGAGCCATTATAGGTAGTGCCAGAGCTAAAAGTAATGTTAGTTCCAGCAGTCAAATTGTATAAATTAGAACCAAGTGAAACCCCTGAAATTGTGGAATTTGTAAGTCCAGAATTAGGGATAGTTGCATTAATTTGGCTAGGTGCAATACTGATTGTGGTATTAGTTACAGATGAAACCTGACCAGATGCATTTGTAACAAATACTGGAACACTTGAGGCAGAACCATAAGTGCCTGCTGTGCCAACTGGAGTAATGCTAAAAGTGTATGAGCTAAGGGTTAATCCTGTGCCTGCAAAATAACTTGCTGCACTTGCCAACTGACTCCAAGTAACTGGTGTTACCCCTAATGTTCCACCACTTGTAATGGTACAAACCCAACCAGAATTCTGTTGAGTTGACCCATTAATTATGAATGTAAATGCTGAAATTAAGCTATTCCAAGTGTTTGCATCACTTGATCTAGCCCAAGCACCTGAAGATGCTACATAAATGCCATTCTGTGATGATGTGCTCTGGTTTTTTACCAAAACCCTATCATTTGCCAAAGTGGTATAGCCATCAATGGTCTGCAACCCAGATAATGTAATATTTACTGTGGTTGCAACTTGGCACTCTGCCTTGATTGCATAACCTTGAACAAACATATCCACATAGTTTTTATTAACTAGGTCTGTAGGATTGCTTGGAGTTGTGCTAATTGAACCTGTTGTGGTGCTAATATTGGTAAAAGCACCTGAAGATGGTGTAACTAACCCAATTGAGGAACTATTTATTGTGCTATTTGTGATTGTCAGACCACTCTGAACTGGGTTCAAAGTAGCATAAAAAGGCTGTCCTTGCCCTATAAAAGTATTAAAACTACCATCTAAATTGAAATATGCCTGAACTGGCAGGATATTTTGGTCAGATGTTAGGGCAGGAGCACTCATAATTAATATGCAATGCAAGTCATGACAATGACATCACCAGCAGACATATTTGTTGCAAGTCCAGTGGTAATACCATAACCAGTCATTGTGACTGATGTGGTACTACTAGCTGTTTGTTGCAAAAATATGCCTGAACCATTGGTAACATCATTAGCTATACACATCCAGCCATTTGGAGCTGGAGGGAGTGTGAGTGTCCCAGATGCCGCTCCCCCTGACCCAACAGTAACAGCAAAACAATTTGGACTTACACCTTTAATTGTGGGTGAAGTACCAAATCCACTTGCTATAACTGGCTGAGTAGAGAAAGTAGTAACAGGAACAGTGTTAGTTGTATTTGTAAAAGCTACTTGGTTTGTCATGATTGATCTGCCACAGGCATTACATATAAAGTATTTGCTGTTCCAACTGCACTCAAGTTAAATCCATTAGCAGGCACTGCAATCACAGTAGGCTGAGACATGGAAATACCAAGCACAAATGATGTGCTAGTGTTTCCTGCTGTAGGCAATACTGCTGGTGTAGGTGTAATACTTGTAGGATTTAAAGGAGCAATTGAAATAGCAATAGGTGTAGAGCCAGTATTCAAAAATGCACAATAGTTAATTTGGTCATTGCCAACTGGGACAATGCTCAGAGAACTACTTGCAGTTGTTGTTACTGCCACAGCATAGGTTTGCCCTATGGGTCTGTATACACTGGTATTTGCCATGATTAGACTGCATTAACAGGTATGGGGCCGTCACTCCTAAGCACCTCAACCAAATATGAACCTGATGCTGGAGTTGCTGAAGACCCAGATGTGTTCACAAATTGAATTGTCAAAGTGTTTGTAGCAGAAACATAGTCATTTGCAATTGCAATGCCTGCTGTTTGAGCACCACCATTGTATGAAACATTGGTAACATCAGTTGTCAAAAGACCAGGTACTGTGAAACTTTGTGATGCTGAAGTACCAGTTACTGCTGATGGAGTGAGTGTGGGATTTGCTAAGAAATATGCATTTACATTTCCACGCAATATTGTGGTTGAGGGCATGATTTTTCCTTTAAGATTATTAAATTGTACTGTTTAAAAAAGAAAAAGCTACCCCTTTTGGGAGTAGCCCTTTCAATTTATTTAGCTTTTTTAGCTAAAGTCATAACCATAAACATATACATCACCTGTACCAGTAGCACCAGAGGCAACTGTTACATCAACATATAAAGTTTGGTTAGCATAAGCCAAGCTAGTTGAGCTTGAATCAACATAAGCTGTGCCTAAAACTGCTGTTGACAATGCAGAAATTTGTGCAGTTGTCAAAGCACCAAACAAGCTAGATGGTGATCCAGCATTTGTGGTTGTGATGCCAAGAGCTGTTGTTGTTGACAATGAAACTACAGAGCCTGCATTGTTTACATTGGTAACAATCATTTCTTTTGGCAAATAAGCAGTTGAGTTAACAACTGGTACTGGTGTGAAAGCCACAGCATTAAGGTTAACACCTTTGGCAACACCAATCAAACGCAGAGCCTGATTAGTGGTTACATTTTGTGGATGTGCTGTGACTGTGGTTGCTGGTCCGGGATTACTCATTTTTTAGTTTCCTTTAAATTAATGGGTTAAGCCGCGATTCTGCAAGCAAGTTCTTGGTACAGTGGTGCCCAACCATACAACACATCTAAACGAGTAGGAATACTATCGTTATTAATTGTGTATTGGCGGACAACCCGCATGCTCAAACCAACTTCTTTGTCAGATGCTCTGCCTGCAAAGTGGACTCCCTCTGGCAATTCCAAATCCGCTACCGCCAAGGTAAATGCATTCCTATGGAAAAGCATATTCTGTGGTGATAGTGTTCCTGTGTTGTTGAAAGGTGTAACCACTGCTGTAGTAGAAGTAGAACCAATGATGATTGAGTTCTGGAACTGACCACCAATGATAACTGCTGGAGCAACTGTGATGTTTGTAGCACCAGTTCCAACTGTTGTTGTGGACTGGATTACAAAGTTACGCAACTTGCCAGAGCCATAAGCCTGTCTGTTTTGTGGGTTGGTTGCATATACACCAGCAATTTGGATCACATCACCAGCATTTAATGTGCTTGAAGATGATGCTTTGATCTGGATTGTGGAGTACTGTGACCAGCCACTTGTCAAATAACCAACTTGTGCAGTTGTGTCAGCAGACAATGTGTTACCAGAGTAAGAACCAAAAGTCTGTGAAACCACGTTTTGATCTAACTTCCAGTTTGTAC